GAGCTGGAGGCGTGCTGTGAGTGGCTGCGCGAATCTCTGGCGACACCTTCATTGGTGGAGTGCTTTCTCTCCAACCGCCGCCCCAAGCCGCCGAGCTTGAAGGAGCAGGCGCTGGCTGCTTTGAGCGAAGCAGATCAAGGGTTAAATAAATCTGAATGGCAACAACGCTCCAACACAATCCGCCGCGCACTGGAGCAACTCACCGACTGACTACCATGAAAAGCCTTGACGACTACACAGCACTTGGCGCCATTGTCTTAGTGCTTTTGCTAATGATTGCAACAGCTTGGTGGTGGATCCCCCAAAAGTGGCGGGCATGCGAACGGCTTTACGACAATAAACCAGCGCAGATTTTCTGCCTGCTGGCATCTAAGTGAAGAGAACCAATGACTAACCAACACCCGATCACCCCACCGCCGGAGCTGGTGCAGCAGTGGTACAACGAGTGCCCTGAAGCGAACGAGGCTTCCCTTCCTTACGTCGCCATCCAAGCCGCCCGCTGGGGAGCCGACCAGGAGTTGCTGGCTTGCGGAAAATACCTTGAGCGATGCGCCGCATGGGAAGAAGAAGATGTGACCGAGATGTATGACTACCGCCGACCGAGACCGTTGAGCCTGAAGGAGCAGGCACTAGAAGCAGCGCGGCGGTTCTACGCAAAGGGTCATGAAGACTGCACTGACGAAGAGGTCAAAGATGACTTCGACACCATCCGCCGCGCCCTGGAGGCTTAAATGGCTGACCTAAGCCCCGCCGCGCAGGGTGTCCATGACGCCGCTGATGTACTCACGGCATTTGTCGAAGAATGGACTGACGGCGATCACGAAAAAGCTCAATCAGCATTAGGAGCCGCTTTGTACGCAGCGTTTCGCCAAGCACCGCACCGCTACATCAGCGGAAGGCGCTGGGTTGACTTTGGAGTCATCGCTGCTGTCTGTAGAAAAATGGAAGGCGTCTATGACTGACCTCTCCCCCGCCGCCCAGGCGGTGCTGACAGCGGTGACATGTAAGCAGTACGACGTGCCGCCAGAGGGGCTGCCTGCTTTCGCTGAAGAAATGACACCGCTGATCGCCGCCGCCCTGCGTGCTGCTGCGAACGCTGTCACCCCCGAGCCTCCCGACTCAAAGCCAGGCACCTCGCCCGTGCTGAAGGCCATTCGCTGGGAGAGAAAGACAACCCGCGAACAACTCCTCGCCATCGCCGCCGAGCTGGAGGGTGCCGGTGCTGAGTGACATCACCCGCTGCCACGGCATCGACTGCCACCAGAAACACCAGTGCGCCAGGCACACCGCGCCGGTCCCCGACAACGTGCTGTTGTCTTGGGTTGCCACATTGAACCCTGAGCGAGCGCACCTCTGCCCTGACTTCATCGCCACCCGCTCCGCTGACTAATGACAACCCGCCAGCCTCAGACCAAATCATCCATCTCTCAGTACCTCAACGAGATTGGGGCGCATCCGCTGATGTCACCCAGTGAGGAGATTGAGTGCGGCAGAGCCGTGAAGCGCATGACAGAGCTGAAACAGGAGGCGCAAGAACGCACCCTCACCAGCAAAGAGCGCCACGCCATCCGCCGCGGCGAACGCGCCAAGAAGCGTTTCATCGAAGCCAACCTGCGGCTGGTGGTGCATTGCGCCAAGAAGTACGCCCGCAACTCGCTCCAGTTCACCGAGCTGGGCGACCTCATCCAAGAGGGCTCAATCGGCTTGGTGCGGGCGGTGGAGCTGTTTGACCCCGAACGCGGCTACAAGTTCTCCACCTACGCCTACTGGTGGATCCGCCAGGCGATGACCCGCTCTATCGCTGTCACGGAGTGGGCCATCAAACGCCCATCCACCGTGGGAGAGCTGGCGATGCGGCTGCCCAAGCTGGTGCATACGCTCTCGCACGAGCTGGGGCGGACGCCGACCTCCGCTGAGATCGCCAAGGCGGCCAAGGTTTCACTGAGCGAGCTGAACCTGATGTACGAACGGGGGCGGGGGCTGGTGTCCCTTGACGCCTCCGTCTTGGATCGCGAAGACGGCAGCGGCCTTATCGAGATCATCGCGGACCCCGCCTCCTTCAACAGCGAAGACAACGACGCCGCTCTGGATCTGGAGCTGAACGAGGCGCGGCTCATTCCCGTCATCGATCAGCTCACCGACGTGGAGCGCCGCATCGTTGAGCTGCGCTATGGGCTCAACGGCAATCAGCCGCAGGCGCTCAACGCCATCGGCAGGGAGATCGGCGTGTCACGGGAGCGCATCCGGCAGGTGCTGGAGCGGTCCATTCGCCGGATGCGCTTCCTGCTCAATCAGCCTGTGCTGCCCGGTAACCGTACAGACGAAGCACCAGCCGTAGAAGCCACGGAACACGCGCCGGAACGCAGTAATCAGGCGCTATGGGGGCATCTTGTGCTGGAGGGGTTGCCGCTTGCGACTCGTAAAGCACAGTGGCAATCTCCAGCTCCGCAATACGGTGCGTGGCCTTCTTCACAATGCTCTGATACAGCATCAGTTGCTGCGTGAGGCTGCACGCAAGCTCCCCTATTTCTTCAGGTTTCTCGCGACTGTTGGCGCGGATAAGTCGCCGCGAATACTCCAGCTGTAACTCCGCGTTAACGCTGAGTTCTGGCACCATCCACTCGCCGAAACTCATCGTGTCACAAAGCAACCTAGGGCTAACGCAAGGTTGCCCCGTGCCGGCTCCAACGATTGAACGCCTGGAGACACCTGACGGCTACATCTGGCGCGTCACTTACGCCGGCATGACGCGCTACCACCGTCAGGACTGGCAAGCGTGGTGGCTGTTTGAGCTGGCGCGGGCTGCCTATTACGCCGGTGGCGGCTCGTGGTCTTAGGCGGCTTCGGGGCCTGGGCCGCACTCGCGCTCCAACCACTCCCGCGCATACGCCTCGGAATACGACATCAATGTGATGCCGTTGGCCGCGGCGATCCAGACCACCGCGCCGGTCTCCACTCGATCCATGCGGAACAAGCCGGGGGCGACTTCAACAGCAGAGGGGCGCATCAGCCGTTCGCGAGGATTGCCCAGCCGGTGCCAGGCCCTTCCACCATCCAGCGGGGGCCCAGGTTCGCCTTGGAATACGCCAGGCCGGCGCCCTTGGCGTTGAGATAGCCGCCGCGCACCAGATCCATCTCGCCGTAGGGGTCGTTCACCAGCACGTGCGAGGAGGTCACGCCGATGCTCAGGAGCCAGTGGCCGCCGCCCTGAGGCTTGGCGCTGGGGCCGTGGTGGAGGACGCCGATCGGCACCGGAATGCCGCGGCCGATGCTGCGCTCAATGTCCTCCCAGCCGCAGTTCTCTCGGTACTTGGCGCTGATGCCGTAACTCGCCAGCGCCTTGAGCTGAGCGTCGGCGCTGGTGGTGTCGCCATAGCTCAAGACGCGCTTGAGGTAGTCGTCATCGGCGTTGGCGCCGCTCAGTGCGCTCGGCTTCAGGTAGGCCACCAACATGGCGCAGGTGCTGCTGAAGCACATGCGCGGCCCCTGCCCCGGCACTTGGCTGTCGCGCTGGGAGTAGTACGGCACCCGCAGCGGATTGCTCACCGTCTGTTGCTGGAGCGGGGTGCTCACGTTGGCGGTGAACAGTGCCACCTCCGCTGCACGGCGGCGCTCCAACCCGACGCTCACCGCTTCACCGGCGTAAACCCACTTCGGTAGCTCCTCGGCCACCACCTTCGCCGGATCCTCCCCCGCCAATAGCCGCTTGCGCAGCGTGGACTCCTCCAAGGCGCCAGCGCCCAGATTGAAGGTGAACGACAGCAGCGCCGCGATGCGGTTGGGGCTCCACTTCTGCGCTATTGGCAGCAGGCGGAACACCGCCGGCGCATAGGTCTCCAGCACCTGCTGGCGCAGGAGCTTCTCGGCGGCTTCCTTGGTGCAGGTGTCACCGAGCTGCACGGCTCTGCCGCTGATGCTGGTGGCGCCATAGCCGATGGTGGGTACACCCGCGCTGCAGCGGTATGCCTCCAGCCGCAAGCCCTCCCACTGGCGCAGGAACGTCAGCGTCGGTGCCAACCACGCCGGATCAAGTGGCTCCTTGGCAGCAGGGGCGGAGCGGTATAGCTCCTCAAACTCCTTCAGCGCCTCGGGGGGCACCTGTTCCTGTAGGGCGTTCCACGCCGCGATCTGGTGCGGTAGCTCTCGGTAGAACCGCGCTGCGTCGGTGAGGCGGATCGTCACTGGCGCGACTCCAGCACAGCCACCCGCTGCTCCAGCGTGTTTAGCCGGGGATACAGCTCCTGGCGGTCGGCCTTGATCTCAGCGCGGAGGAGGCTAACCTCACCGGCGATGTGCTCGACGGAAGCGGTGAGCCGCACCACCGACTTTGCGGACTCTTCATCACGACGCACAAAGCTGCCGAGACCAC